GTCATCATTCTGACCTGATACTGTGGATCAATAGCTGTAAAGCTGCGCGATCCAAAGCTTACTTGCTTTAGATACTTTGGATCTGATTTGGATAATTTATCCCAATGCTTCATATTCATTTGGTTCTCCTTGTTATGCGGAGTGATCCCCGCTTGTCTCTCTTGAGGGAAAGTTGATCACAGTACACTTCTCTTTCGTTTGCTGCGACCATTCCTTTGAGATCTTTCTTTGCGTTTTCAAACACGCGGTTGGCTTCAAACCCTTGGATGTATGTGACGGCAGCGTCGACAAACTGGTTGTCTGTGCTGGCGTTTCGTACCACCATTTTATCCACTTCAATCTGGTTCGTTGATATTTCTGGCGTTTGAATATCAGCCGGTTCTTGGTCGCGAGCAACGTAACCCCAGAAGTCTGACACCACCGCCCACATAGAATTGAAATAGTCTGCGTTGTAGCTGACATGAGTACCCTCCCACTTGCTGTTACCAAAGATGACTGAAAGATATGCGCCATCAAGGTCTGCAAGGTGACAGTACAATTGTATTTGAGGAAGGTATCTCTTAACGATATCCTCCATATTATTAAAAGCATTCGTATGCTTGGCCTCTACGATGTCATCATTCCACTTCGCATCTATAGTTCCTTTGGCTGGCACACTGCCAAGCATCATTTCATACTCGCGCTGATGATCTGACAACACGCACTTGTATCTTTTTTCAAACCAGCCAAGGTTAAAGTCTTCAGTAACAGAGCCAAGCTGCACAGCTATATTATCAGACAGATCTTCTGGCTCCATTCTGCCAGTCTTGATGGCCCATAGCTCTTGCCATTCACCATTCATAATTTTTACACAGTCACTGCCGCCGATGAAACCTTTGCGTTCCATAGAGGTCTCCTTTTATTATAAGGCTTAGACTACTGCATATATGCAGCTTAGTCAAAATATTTTTTGAAGTCAGACTCAGTTAAGTCAGTCTCAGCTAATAGCTGTTCTTTTACTTTACCTTTGAGAAAGCTTGCGCCCACCGCTTCGCCGTTCTTGATGCGGCGAGCGTTGATCTCAAGCGTGTCCAACACATAGTTAGAACGCTTGTATTCTTTAGCATAGTGAGGTGAGCTTGTAGCTTTGCTGATGTGTGCAGACCAGACATCACCTTGAACAGCTTGATATACAGACTTAGGTTTCTTCATGTTGCCAACCAATATTCTTTAATGCGTTTGCCGTTATTAAGTTTGATAAACTGGCTATCAATTGCAACGCCCTGTTCTTTTAAATCACAGATGCGGCGGGGCAGTGACCAACATCCAAATTTTTCTAACGCAACCATACCTGTGATAGAGTTGCCAGCTTCTAGGTAAGCCTTAATAGCTTCATTCTGTTTTTCCATTTGCGTTCTCCATTAGCTTTAGGAATTGATCACCACTCATGATGACCACTGTTTGCGGTTCTCCAGACCGCCGTTTATAGAAAGCAATGTCTCTGCCTTCTAATACTTTAAATGGGCTAGGGAAGTTTGATTTGTCTCTGTACTTTACTTCTCCCACCAGTTCTTGTCCGAAGAGTTCAAGCTTGATGTCGCCGCTATACTCTCCCCCCAAGCTGCCGCTGAGGGGCTGGCGTTTCGCTTTGATCTGCGCTTTCGTGAGCCAGTCGACGAACCACTTTTCGTGGTAAGTTCCTTTGATCTTGTTACGGTTTGCCATTTATCTTCCTCGTAACAGTGCAAGCAAATGAACCAATGCTTTTCCATTGTGCCTTTGCTGTTTTGTTTTAGCACTGCAACGAACCAAGTTGTTTTTGTTTGACATGCAATGCAATTTATTGAGTCACTTCTCTTTGATTTCAATTGAATGATCCAATGCGTCAAGCCAGCATATTAACATGAACCCAGAGGGAATACGCTTGTGCGTCTCCCACTTGTGTACCAGTGAAGTCGCGCAGCCTATGCTATGAGCTAAGGCTTCTTGACTTAAACTTTGCTTGTACCGTGCGGCTACTAAAAGGCTTACCAATCTTTCGTAGTTCTTCAGATTGCTTTCGGGCTTCATTGGCTGCGTGGATGTATTCGATGGCATGAAATACTTTCACTGCTGTATCATACCTTAGCTCAGTCTCACCTTTGATTGTTCTGTAATAAGTTGACGTTGGAATGTCAGCTTGTTTGAATGCTTTCAACAGCGAGACGTCATGCCCCGCTGCTGTGTCTTCGATGTGTTTAAGGTATGATTTCATACTGCATTAATGCAGCTAATCAATCCTCAAAGTCAAGATCAAGCGGCACTTCACCCTGCGATCCACATTCAATGCAGTCTTTGATGCCATCTTTTACTAGCTCACCAGCTTGATACTCACCAGCAAACGTAGAAAATACATACCGATCTTGATAGCCCCGACCATCACAGTCAGGGCATGGCTTGTAATTAATAGACATTACTGCAGAGAGACGCCGAGATCTTCTGGCTCCCAGCCCTCAATCTCATAAGTCTTAGGTGTATATACACGGGTGATAGACTCTGCTTTTGCAAACTTGTTCCAAGCATATGTTACCAGTAAACGCTTGGTATGCGCGGGTAATTTTTTGGTGCTAAGCTCAGAGCGCATTAGATATTCACGCGTGAAATGTGCAGGATCACCGGAGTAACATGGAACACCAGTCTTCCAAGTCTTGATGAAAGCATCTGCTTGATGCGCGTGACCAAGATAACAGCCAATGTAATGAACTGCTGTAAGCATTGAGTCCATACCTTTGAATGTTTTGTTGACTAGCATAGTGCTGTCTTGCAAGTCATATCGACCAGACCTGTTGGTGTGGGTGTCAATGATTTGTTTTAGCTCACTGTGTGATGCCATCTGGCGGCTCTGATTGTAAGCTAATGATGCCATTTGGCTTGCTGCTGCTGCAAGTTGCGCGGGGTATCCGTAGCCTTGCATCATAAGGCGATCACTCATTGTGCGCTTTGCGCCCGAGTCAATTGTGTCTTTGACTGATGGCGGTAACTCAGAAACAACCATTGTTGTGATCGGCCTGTTGGCTGCAACAACAGCGCTTAGTCTGTGCTGACCATCAATAAGTGTACCATCAGTGGCAATGCGGATGGCGTCACCGTTGACTTGCCATCTGTCGCCAAGAATATCACGCGCCATTCTTTCAACTTGACGGGGCTTGATGTTCCGGTTTGCTTCATTGTTAGATAGCAATTTCTCTGCCATCTCCGGTGAGATTACTTTTATTTCTACCTTCATTTTGGTTCTCCTAATAAGGTATTTCATCATTGATTTCAGATGGATTGTAGTTAGCTTCCCAAGCATCTGTTGCCCTTCTTAACCATTTGTCTCTGTTAAAGTTTGGGTTTGCTCTCTGCAATTCATCTGCAATTTGGTTGAGTTGAGTGGGCCAACCTACCATTGGCCCAAATGTGTCAGCCATCCATTCAAGCTGAACACGATTCATATTCATACCATCTCCTTCCATTGTGTTGTCTTCATTGCACTAGCGATCTTAGCTTCACGTTCATAACGCGCAGTGTGAGGTGATTTAAGTTCGCCAGTATGCGTTGCCCAATACGTTAGACAGTTATACAAGGCCCATTTGTTTGAGCCTAAGCTGCTGCGCTCATCACCCCAGATGCGCAGAAGATTCTCTAATTGTTTTTCATTCGTCTTGCTTGCTGCTTGCTGGCGCGTGTACGCTTTTGCCACAGTCTTCTTGAGGAATGATTCGACTTGATCATGTTCAACCTTGGTCTTCATCCAAGACTGCCATACATCTTTCTGATCTTTGAAATGCTCAAGGCCGGTGACAATCTTGGCTGCTGATCCATCAACGTTAATAGATGCGGTGTGCTTGTATCGGCTGAATGCTATGGCATCTGCTGTGGTGCAACCATTCAAGCACCAAAGACGCAAGCCACTTGCTGCTTGAGCAAAGGGCCATGATGCATCGTAGCTATTAGAAAATGTGGCGCGGTACTTAACGTAGTCGCCAACCTCTGGCTCAACGGTAA